GGAATGAAATAATGAAACAGTTAAATGCTTATGTCGCTAAGACAAACCAGTGGAATGCAATTTTCAAAGGCACTGAGTACAGTCTTTCTACCCATGCTGATCGTCAGCGTTTGGCAGACAAGATTGATGGTGACCTCAGTCCCGAGAACTTGACCTGCGATGGTGAACTTCCACGCAGTGTTGTTCAAGCGAAGTATCGCGAGTTGACCACTGTGGCTCGCCAATTGAAGCAGTTAGATCCTGCAGTGAAATTTTATGAATTTGAGTAAGGAGATGTTATGATGAAAATGACATACAAAGAAAAGCAACAAGAGATTCAAATGTTCGATCGTGAACATGGTTCGTTCTTTGATCGTGGTGCTGCAGATTCCTACTACCATCGTGGACGTGATCCACATCGTGGTGGTGTAGGTGGTGGTTCTGGTCCACGAATCGAAGCAACTGAACCAGCTGAGATCCATGCCTATAATGCAGGGTATGATTATAATGAAGAATACGGTGATAAGAAAGATTGGGGTTAAGATGAATAAGTTTATAAGTAACAAAATGAAAAATGAGTCAGATCAAGAGATCCTCTTGATTACTCAGGAAGAATGTGCTGAGGTGACTCAGGCAATCAGTAAAGTATTTCGATTCGGTATGGATGACGAATACAATGGTGTTACCAATCGGGAACATTTGGAAGAAGAACTAGGTGATTTGCTTTGCATGATTGAATTGCTAATCGCCAGTGACATGGTCGATGAAATGACTGTGTATCGTGCCAAGAATGCCAAGATGGCTAAACTGGCTAAGTGGTCTAACATTAAGGAACTCGCATGATTACAATTGATGGTCTGACGAAAGGTCAAGTTAAGTTGCTTGACACCATGTGGGATATCGATGGTTACCAAGAATACATGGAGTGGAAAGATCAACTTTCTACTTCAACTCGTAGAGAAGTCGAAGTGCTAGAGCAGATGGTTACTCTTGCAGAGATCGATGATGTTGAAGATGTAGAACTCGCAAAGAAAGTGCTTGCAAAATTTTAAAGTTGCCCTGCAAATGAAAACGAAGTATAATTTACCTAAACCTAGAAATCCTGTAGCAAAGGATTTGAGAACACCCAAGTACAAAATGCGAGTGGTGGAGTCTAAGGTCAGTTACATTCGTCAACCTAAGCACAAAAAGGATACCTATGAGTCTGAATAAAGTATATGAGTTCGGAAGATCTGATGGTCTATTGAAGACTGTCATTGTCAAAGAACATAACAAAGGCACGTCTTACGAGACGATTGAATTCACTATCAAAAATAAATTGACTGATCAGAATGGTAAGGTTATAATTGATAGTGGACATACATCCTTCTTTGAACCACGAGAGTTCAGAGATTTTTTTGAACCAATTATTAATGATTTGAAAGTGAGATTTGACAATGCAAACAGTATTCAAGAATGACAAAGAGTTTGAAGAATTTAAAACATGGACACTCGGAGTACTCCACGATGAAAACATCAAAGATCTGTGCGTTACTTTCACCAAAAAAGATGGAACCGAAAGAGCAATGCGTTGCACTCTCGTTGAGGGACGAATACCTACAGATAAAACTCCAAAGACCGCAAGTGAAGGTGGCACGTCTACTGGATCCGCAGTTAGGGTATTTGATACAGAAAAATCTGAGTGGAGATCTTTCCGCTGGGACTCCGTAACTAAAGTGGACTTTACATTATGAGTATTTACTACGATACAACACGTGAAGAATACGTAGCAGTTCTTAAGAACGAAGTAGAAACGCTACGTAGATATTATTTTAACCCACATGCTGAAGGCACTGGTCACTTCAATACAGCAATCAGTGTATTGGAAATGCGTATCAAAGAAATTGAGGAGAACAAAGATGCTTAAAGGAATCGGTATCGTGGCAATTATTGCCCTTGTAGTTTTATTGGTTATCTTTGGTCCATTCTTCACGATTTGGGCATTGAATACCTTGTTCCCAATTTTGGCAATCCCATACACTTTTGAAACTTGGTGTGCAGCAATTCTGCTTGGCTTGTTCCTCAAAGGTAATGTTTCAGTGAGTAAAAAATAATGGCTATTACAATTTCATCTCCAGAAGATCGTAAAAAGATCAAAGACGCAGTTCAAGAAATCAGCAACTCCATGCTACGTATGGAAGCTGAACGAGATCTGATCAAAGAAATCGTCAAAGATGTTTCTGACAATCATCAGATCCCACGCAAGATCGTTGCCAAAATTGCAAAGACTTTTCATAAGCAAAATCTGACTCAAGAAATTGCTGATCATGAGGACTTTGTTGAGGTATACGAAACTGTTACCAAGTGAGAAAACAATCCCCTCAACTTCTGAGGGGATTATCAAATTTAACTTGCCTTTAATTCAGTTTTGCGGTATAATTATATTATAAAATGGAGGTCTTGACCTATGGCAAATACTGCAAAACGTAAACAATTGGTGGCTCGTGCCAACGCAATCGCAAAGGGTACTGAGGTAGTTCTCAATCCCGAAACCTATAAACGAGATTTGCTTCATGCATTGAATTACTACAATTCAAACCATGATGACAAAGAAAAGAAAAAGTGGTTCATCAGCCACTACGCAAAAGTCGACAAGAAAGCAGCAGTTGAGTTGCTCAAAGTTGATGAGTCACATTTCCGTCATGCTGGCATTCTTGCTCGTATGATTGAGGGTGGTTCAGTTCTTCAAGAGAACGAGATGCGTCATCTTACCGAACGTACTGAAGCATTACTTGCTCAGATTAACAAGCGTCAGAAATCCGAAGACAAACAAGATAAGAAAGATGCAGTAACTGCTGCATTGGTAGCATCGCAGCCATCTATCCAGCAACGCATGGAAGAGAAAGCACATGAGATCGCTGGTGAGATTGAAGGTGCAATTGATGATTTTATTCTCACCAAGAAATCTGACTTCTCAACAAAGAACTATCTTCTTGCGAATCAGGTAGCTGGACCAATCGCTAAACGAATTGGCGAGTTCTTTGTTCCTCTATCAAAAGAGTTGCAGGAAACTCTAGAAGGTAAAGATGAGCAACTCGTTGAGGGTTATTCAAACTTCACTAAACGAGAACTGAAGAAGTTTGCCGAGTTTGTTGATAGTATTATTGGTGACTGTAACCAGATGGTTCAGACTGCCAAAGCAAATCGTGCACCACGTAAGCGTAAAGAAGTTTCGCCTACAAAACAGGTGGCTCGTATGAAGTTCATGCGAGAGTTTGCTGAGTTGAATTTGAAATCAGTTAGTCCAACGAACATTATTGGCTCTACTGAGGTATGGTTCTACAACACGAAGTATCGTCGTATCGGTGTCTATCGTGCAGAGGGAACTACTCTGTCAGTGAAGGGTACAACGATTATTGGATTTGACATTAAGGAATCGAAGGCATTTACTTTACGTAAACCAGAAGAATTCTTTAAAGGGTTGTCCATGGGTAAGCGTGCATTGACTAATGCAATGAAGACTCTGAAGACAAAACCATCGGCTCCGAATGGACGTATTAATGAAGAAACAATTTTGATCGGAGCATTCTAATGATTCTAGTAGATTATAGTCAGGTGGCTTTATCAGCCATCTTGACTTTCCAGCGTGAGTTGAAAGGAACAGAGAGTGAGGTAAAGAATCTCATTCGTCATGTAACCCTATCAACTATCAAGTCATACAAGAAAAAGTATGGCAAAGAGTATGGACAAATTGTAATCTGCTGTGATGGGCGTAAGTACTGGCGTAGAGAATTCTTTGAACACTACAAAGCAGGTCGCAAGAAAGCACGTGATGCTTCTGATCTCGATTGGGGTTTGATCTTTGATACACTGTCAGAAATGCGTGACGATTTAGCCAAAAACTTTCCATATAAAGTATTGCATTTGGAAAGATGTGAGGCAGATGACATCATTGCGATCCTGACATCATACGCTCAAGAGAACGAATTGGTTCAAGAGGGTTTGGTTGAAGAGTCACAGAAGATCTTAATCCTGTCATCGGATAAAGACTTCAAACAACTTCAACTACATCCGAACGTGAAGCAGTGGTCACCAATGCAAAAGAAATATGTTACGGCAACTCAACGAGAAATCATAGAGTATAAAATCGAGCATATTGTCAAGGGTGATGCTGGTGATGGCATTCCAAACATCCTATCGAAAGATGATGTGTTTGTTTCTGGTGAACGTCAGAAACCTATGAGTGCAAAACGACTGCAGGATTTTATTGATAATGGATTCCTAGCATGTAAGAATGATGAGGAACGTCGCAATTGGCAGAGGAATTCCGTACTAGTTGACTTTGATCATATCCCACCAGATGTGCGTGAACAGGTGATAACATCTTACATAAATACAAAACCGACTGGCGATAAAATGTCCATAATGAATTATTTGATTGAGCATCGTTGCCGTTTACTATTAGACGAACTAGAGGATTTTTAAATGAGAAAATATGTTACACAGATGTTGGATGACATCAACGCTGATCCAAGCAATATCTCTAAGTACAAAGATGATGGTGCATTGCGTGTTATACTTGAGTATGCCTTTGATCCAGAAAAGAAAATGATTCTGCCAGAAGGTGAACCACCATTCAAACTAGCAGCAGAACCATTGGGTATGACACCAACGAATCTGTTCAGTGAGTTGCGTCGTCTATACATTTTCTGTCGTGCAGATTTAACACCACTCAAACGAGAGAGTTTGTTTGTATCACTTCTTGAAGGTGTTCATCCTGTAGAAGCAAAGATGCTTATTGCAATCAAGGATCAAACCCTACATAAGTTGTATCCAAAGGTAACACATAAACTTGCCTATGAGGCTGGTTTTTTGAAGGTCGCTCCAGTTGCAAAGAAGGTAGCAGTAAAAAAATCCGTGGCTGGAGCCGACCAGTCCTAAAAATACAGGTCGCCCAGCCTTGGTGGAAGAGGGTCATAAATCGCTTTACTTTAATTCATAAATAGAGTATAATAGTCTTATGATGATTGAAAAGGAATCTTATATTATGAATGAATACTCAACTTTTAACGCTGGTGTTGTTGACGCTGTTTCTGATGTTTCTCTTGGTTTAATTTTTGATGAATCTCATTTAAAAATTGATTGGCTTACCAATGAGTTTAGGGTTCGTTTGAATTGTACTGACTCTTATTTGGCTGGTTATTTTTCTGTGGTTTTTGCTGAATAATACTGAAAGGTTTTTATGAAAAAAGTTCTTGCAGGTTTACTTGTTGCTTTAAGCATATCAACTCCAGCCATGGCTGGAGGACATGGTGGTGGAAATCCTTGGGTTCCATTTGGTGTTGGCGTAATCCTTGGTAATGTCATTGCGACACGACCAGCATACGTTTACCAACAAGTGCCACCTCCACAGGTAATCTATACTCAGCCACAAACTGTTTATGTTTACCCTACTCAAGCACCAGTAATGCCAAGTGCACAATTTGGTCAGGTGTGCGAGTTGAGAAGTGATATGATCAATGGTCAGGTGGTAACAGGAAACTTCTGCTACCAACGATAAGTTTTAATTTTTGTTATGGAGTTTTGATATGCCAAATTGGTGCGATAATAGTGTCCGACTAACTCATTCGGATAAATCCAAAGTCGATGCGTTGGAAGCTGTTCTTCAAAGTGAAGATAAGCAGGTTTTCCAACATCTGCGTCCAATGCCAGAATCCGAGAAGGATAATTGGTATGACTGGAACATCAACAATTGGGGAACTAAGTGGGAGATCTCAATAATTGATTGGGAACGCCAAGATGACGACACCATTTGGATCTCATTTGAATCCGCATGGTCACCACCGATTGCTTTGTATGAACATGTTTATTCAGAGGGTTGGGAAGTAGAAGGTATGTACCATGAGGGTGGTTGCGCATTTGCTGGTATCTGGAAAGATGGCGATGATGACTACCATGAGTATGACTTCAACGACCTAGAAACTTTGGAAGCATTACCAGGAGATCTTCAGGACTTCACTGGTCTGATTGACTACTATAATGATCAACAGGCAGAACGTGAACAGGAAGAAGAAGATGCCAAGAAAACCGAATGGTATGCACCAGATCAAATTCCAGCGAGAGTTGGAGTTTACGAAGTCAAAGATGAATCCGTAAACTGGCCATTCTTTAAGATGGCTGATTGGGATGGTAAGAAATGGACTTACGTAGGTAAGAAAATTAAAATTGGTGGATGGCGTGGTCTAAAGGAAGAATTTGCAAATGAAACAGAAGTGGATTGATGCGTTCATGGACACAGCGGAGAGATTCGCTAAGTTGTCCAGTGCTGAACGATTGAAGGTAGGTGCGGTTATTGTAAAAGATAATCGTATCATCTCAATCGGCTACAATGGAACGCCAGCTGGTTGGGACAATACTTGTGAGGAAGTTGTTCAGTTATCTGATGATACTGTTACAACTAAAACTAAAGAAGCAGTCATCCATGCTGAAGCAAATGCAATCGCTAAACTTGCACGTGATGGAGAATCTGGAAAAGACGCAGTGATGTTTTGTACTCATGCACCATGCGTTCAATGCGCAAAGATGATCTATGGTGCTGGCATAAAATTGTTTTACTTCAAGAATGACTATCGTGACCAGAGTGGCATAGAATTTCTTGGAAACTGTGGCATAAATGTAAAGAAATCTGACAATAACTTCAATACTGAAGTTTAATTCTCCTAAATAAAACATGACCCTCAGAAGTTGAGGGTTACTCAAAATAAGTTTGACTTTAATCAAAAGGTGTAGTATAATTTCTACTATGAAATCGTTAGTCTGTATATCCTCGTTGAGAAAACATCTACCACTATTAAGTGGATGGATGAACACACGCTCACAGTTTAATGGCACACCAGCGATTGAGTATGATAGTGAGGGTTTTGGAAAGTAAAGTAGACTACAAAGTTTATTCTCCAAAACCCTCTGAGATGAAAGTCCAGAGGGTTTTTTGTTTTAGGGCATCGTCCCAATTGTTCTTTAAAAATTTGCGTACCAAATGTTGGGGATTAGTGTAGTGGTAGCACAACAGATTTTGATTCTGTCGGTATAAGTTCGATTCTTATATCCCCTGCCAAATTTGGAGGTATAACTTAGTGGCAAAGTAACTGGCTTTTAACCAGTAAACCAGAGTTCGATTCTCTGTACCTCTACCAAGTTTTCTTTGGTGTGACTATAACTTAATGGTAAAGTCGTGGATTGTGATTCCGCTTATCTGGGTTCAATTCCCAGTAGTCACCCCAAAGAATACTTGCTGCTTTAGCTGATGTGGTCATAGCAGGGGATTGAAGATCCTCGGAACGTGGTTCGATCCCACGAGGCAGCACCAAGATATTCCCGATTAGCTCAGAGGTAGAGCAATCGCTTGATAAGCGATAGG